TGCTGTTTGTATCTTGCTCAGTCCACCACTGATGTGCGAATGATCAAATTCAATCTCTTCAACACTGGCTCTATTCAACTGCGATGCTGTGATCAACAAACAGTTGATATCCACTGCCAAGTTTCTTAACTCTTCAGATACATACTTGTCCTTGACAAATAAGTCACTGGGCGATACTCTCCTATTCATTGGCATCAAAAGATCTAAATAGTCGATCAGTATCACATCACATGTTAGATTGTGTTGTATCTCAAACTCTTTAATATATGCTCTAATATCTAAAGCTGTAGCACCAGATGAAATGTATTTTATTCTTAACTTGCCTGATGTCTTTGCTTTCATCTTAACTTTGAGATCAACTGTGTCCAAGTCTTTGTATATCTCACGTGTCGGAGTTTCAGTCATCATGGCATCGATCCTCATTGCTGTAAGTTTCTCACTCAACTCCAGTGTAATATAACACACGTTTAATCCTTGTTCAGCATAGTTTACTGCCAAGTTTTGTAGGAACAAACTCTTACCAGCACCAGATCCACCAGCAAAAATATTCAGTTCGCCTCTGTTGAATCCACCAAACAGTTTCTTGTCAAAGTTTTTCCAACCAGTTGGCACCATGCCATTGTTATCTTTCAGTGCCTGTAGTCTTGCTTTAGGATCTTCGAAGTAGTCAAGACCCATGTCTTTGGTCAGTCCTACTTCAACTGCCTTTTTAATCTTGTCTTCAACAGATCCATATTCGCCTTTTTCCAACATGTCAGCAGATGCTAGTATGGCAGATTCAAGCGACTTGTGTCTCGCAAATCTTTCATACTCATCTAAAAACCAATCAAAGTGTTTCGGATCAATGTCAGCGGCTGATTGTAGATCTGCTCCTGTTTTAGCATTGACCATTTCAACATCTGGCAGTGTCTTGTATTCATTGGCATATTCATATATAAACTTAGCCGCTTCTCTTAGATGTGCATCATAGTGGGAATACTTGAATATGTTTTGTGCTCTCACAAATGACTCAGCATCAGCAAGAAACATTTCCAAAAATAATTTTTGTAGTTCTTTTGTATATTCCACTGTTATATTATAATACCTTTCTTAACATGTGTCATCTCTCATAATTGGTTATCAAAAGTTCTTTTCTTTCGTTCTGGTCTTTCATATAGGATCCGGTAGATCTCATGGTATATTTTAGATCCCATTGTAAACAATGATATGTTTTATATTTTTCGATAAGTTTTTGATTTGCGTTATATGTTATCATGAATGGACTTGATACGGCATCAACTTGAGATTTAAATTCATCATGATTAAAGGTTTTGTGTTTGTCTCCATCTTTGCCATACAAAAATGATTTAATATCATAGGGAGGATCCAAAAATAAAAAATCGTTTCCATTAACCATAAAATAACTATAGTCTAAATTTGAAATGTTCCAACCGCCAATAAGACGTTGATAGTCTGGAAGTTTGTTTATACTGTTAACAGTGAAGTTTCCGTCATAGGCTTGTTTAGAAAATGAAGAAGTTGCCAAACCAGAGAACGAACACTTGTTGGCAATGTAAAATGAACAAGCAATCGTAAACATATCTAATTGTTCTTCATGCATCCATTTTTGTGCATCATGATACATTTCCCGCTGTGCATCTTCTGAATGTTCTGTCGATCTTTTTATGTCTAACAATCTCCTTGTCATCTCAGTGCCTTGTTCTCTTAACTGGTACCAGAAAGTGTACAAAGGATGATATGCATCATTCACATGTATATTTGCTTTAGGAAATTTTTGCGTTATCCATAAAGCAACTGATCCGCCACCAAGAAAAGGTTCAACATAAGATTCAATATTGTCAGGAAAATGTTGTCCTAAAAATTTCATAGCACGTGACTTACCGCCTGGATAACGGAGTGGAGTTTTTAATTTGAATAGAGTCATACCAACCATCCTGTTATCGCATATCTTGTTCTGTCTCTAACCACCTCAGTAACCATATGCCTGTTTTCATTGTCACGAACATCAAATAGAACCAAACTCCCTGCTTGTGGTATAAACATTTGCCAGTGCGTGTTTTTGTCAAAGGCTATGTTACCACCCCATTCTGGTTTCCACCCTCTATGAAAATAAAATAGATATGTCATACGTCTATCATGCACGGCATCAGAATGCGGAGTTAGATAGTGTCCTTTAGAATAAGCACTTGCCCAGCAACTCAATGTTTTTTTTACTTCGATGCTTGTATGAAAATTAACAAAGTCTATAAATTGGCTCGAATTAATATAGTCAACCAATTCGTGTTTAGGTGAAAGACTTTTCGAAAATTCATAGGTAAAAATTTGATTGTCTAGTCTAGCACTAGACTTAAATTGTAATTTTTCTAGCATTTCTAAAACACTATTGCTTTGTTCCAACGTCAATGCTTGTTCAAATGTCCATATTGAATTATCAAATTCTTTTTTAAGATTAGCATTTATATTCATAATTCTTGTTTCAGTCCAGCTGTCCATTCTTTGAAAGTTAAGCGGTTACGTTTATATTTTCCTTTTGTGCTTATAGGCATAGACATTCTTAAATCTTGCCACTGTTCAAAAAGTTCTTTTGCTTTGTGTTTATTTCCTCTATACATATAATATCTTGCTTTGTCTCTAATATTGTTAGGTTTTTTCCATTCAGTATGTCTTTCAGCATTTCTTACTTTATCAACTCGCTTTCTTATTTCTGGATTGTCATACTGTCCAACTAATGCGCCGTCTTTGTAATTAGGATTGGCTGTGCCTCCCATTAATCCTCCAGCTTCGTCTATAAGATTTAGAAACTTTTTACTTGTAACAACATTTAACTTTTTAGAATAATCTATTGCTACTGAAGTGAATTCTTTTATATTATCACTTTCAAATAAAACTTCAGTCGTGACATCATTACCATAAATTTTTAGATGCCTACGCCACAGTGTGCCAGAACCTTTATATGTAAACGGATCACGCACTGTTTGTCCTAAATATTTTTTCCCTGTCAGATTATGTGTTTTAAGATAAAGAGATTGTTTCATAACAATTTAAACTTTTCATATTCTACCTGCAATGTTTTTTTACCAGCATTTTGGAAATTAATTGTAACAGTGTTATTAATACAAGACTGCACTTGTCCTTGTCCCCATTCGGGATAATCAACGTGTTCAACTATTGTTCCTGGCACAAGTATTGATTCTGAATTTTCATACATAATTTATTTTTCCTTTGTATTTTAGATCCATAATTTCTCCTGAAGTCTTATTTTAGTTTTCGAATCAAACACATATTTGAGAATAGCCTGCATAGTAAGTATCCTTCCATATTTTTGGACTGCATCATTTACATCTTTAACATTAGTATCCCAAGGAGGCATAGACACTGCCCATCCCCATTCTATTGCTTGTTCAATTAGTTTGGTGCCTGCTTTATCTCTATCTGGAACAACTATAACTTTTCTGTTCAAAGCATCGATCTGTAATTTTTGTTTGTGGGCAATTTCCGATCCAAGTATAGCGACGCCATCTATTTGGATAGCATCGAATATTCCTTCTACTAGTATTACAAATTTTCGAGACCAATGTTGATTGTCAAGATTAAACAGTGTTCCTGGTTGGACTTGGGCAAAATATTTTGGACTCATCTCTTTAGTTGCCCTAGCAACATATCCAATCAATTTGTTGTGCCAACGTATAGGAACTATGACTCTGTCTTTCATAGACTTTGGTGCTTCATAAAAGGTGTGTGGCACATCCACAATCCCACGCTCCATTAGATATGAATTTGTTCGTATTGGCTCAGCATCTTCAGGCAGTTTAACTGTGTCAAATTTTATTTCGTTATCTAGTTTTTTTTGTTCTGGATTCACTTCTTGGGATATAGCCATAGCTTTCATTGCTAACTTTGAAATAACACTAGTAGGAACGTTTAACCATGTTAGCAGTTTTCGAAATCTATTGTTTAAGTATCTACCTGGAGTGTAGTTTGCTTTGAAGCCGCAATTGAAACAGTGGTAATTTACACTACCATCTCCTGAATACATTATACCTCCACGTTGTCTTGTATCTGGTGATTCACCTTGATGTTGACAACAACGAGCATCGAACGATATCCATCCTGATGGTGTTTTTTTTCTACGAGATGGAAGATGCGATTCAAGTGTGTGTTTGAGATCAGCAAACATAAAACTATTATACTTTAAAAGAAATATATGTCAAATAAAATAACCAATGTAAGTTATAATTTTATGATCGATATAAAATTTTGTCAAACCCTTGAAGTATTGTGCTTGAATCTAGTGATTGTGCCACAATGGCGATCCGTTTGTGTACACCAGTAAAATTTACATATTGGATATTACTTTCATCTGTGTAAGTCCTTGAGTCTATCAAATAAAAGTCTGTTTGTTGGGAATCAGTACCATATGACGCTCCTTCTGACATTGTGCCATATATTTTGATATTTCCGCTAAAGTTTGTTAGATAATATGCTACTGTGTGTAGAGCTGAATTTGAGTTTCGATTAGGTTGGGCATCAACTGTAGTTGAGATGAATTCATCATCTAATAAAATAAATGAAGTTATCAGTTGTGACTGATTAAATTCTGGCGTGGTAGATCCCACAACTTCAAATGCTATTGCGGCGTCATATCTTGTATCAGCATACAAAATTTTTACAGTTGAGTCGGTATCAGTAAATCTTAAAGCACCATGATAAAATATGGAGTCTAATTTTAACATATCTGATTCTGTAATAGTAAATTGTATTTGCCCTTTTGTTGATAGACTTGAACCATCATCTAGCACAGTTCCTACAATAGTTGTTACTAGATCATTGTTTTTATCAGATATTTGTAGTTCACATTCAGTACCATTTACGAATTGTTTCTTTTGATCCTGATTCTTCACAACAATCGTGAATACATTGTCGAATTCTTTGTATAATTTTATTGATCTTTCGTACACTTTTTCAAACCTTCGCTCAGTACCTTGGGTGTGAACAAACACATCTATTTGATTAGTAAGTTTATATCCTGTATGATACTGCATGGCATTTGAAATATTTATAACCAATAACTATCGCAAATTGGAATAAATGTAGTAATTACTCATGATGAAGTTACAATTAGATGAAATCCAACAACAATATCCCTTTTTGTCATTGGTCAAAGTTGGAGCATTTGAACACATAGGAATTATACAAAATAAAGACACAAGAGTCATTAGTTTATATTGTTATGACATGGTTCCAGATGCGTTTAAGGAGAAGTTTTTAAAATTTGGGAAGATTTGGTGGTGGGAATCTAACAGAAAAATACCAATTAATTTGTTCATTGGCAAAGAATTTGATATAATGAAATCATGTTTGAGAACATATTCAGTGAAAGAGAGCATAGTTGAGTTTGGACCAATAGTATCTTTGTCTGACCTAACGCTTAATAAAAGATATCGTAAAAAAACAGTACAGTTAATTCGCAGAGTTGATTAAGTTCATATGAACTATTACTGCGCCAGCGTATGAAAATGCGTGTGCCTTTTTAAAAAAATATTGATCATCTTCTGGTTTTTGCCAAACTTTATCAAGGATTTCAGTCCATGTTTCATCAACCAAATATCTTTTGGCAGGTCGGATAATAGCCAAACAAGCTGCCAACTGTTCTAGTGTAACTGGTTGTAACTTTGACACAACATCATAGTGGCCATTGAGATGAAATAACTGATCAACAAAACTTTTGTCCTGTAGTTTGTGCCAAGGAGGATCTTGGTTGAATAGTTCCTGTAAATGTTGTCGAGATTTCACTTGTGAATAAATGTTTACATTGAGAAAATCAAGTTTAAAATAACCTAACTGGTCAGCTACCTTGTGGTCAAAAGCAGATTGATCAGTGCCTGGAATAGTTGGGATATCAGTGAAGTATACTCCAGTGTTGTGTGATTTAATCCCCTTGTCATCCCATATGGTTGCACGAGTGTGCGGCAACACATCTAAAATTTTTTGTCTGTCAGCAAAGTCGATATCTATATCAGGCATCTATGTGCTTTCTAATCTGCTGTAAAATTTTTTGGAAGTTTTCAAAATCTT